ATCCTCTCAGATATTGTGCCAGACGGCAGCGATGCGCGGATCTACTACGGCAAGCTCCACACCCTGGACGCCTCCAGTTCCACCATACCCACGCAGCACGAAGACCTGGTCGCCCTGGGGGCTACAGCTTACGCCCTGCTGGAGTGGGCCAACTACGCCATCAACCGAGTCAATGTTGGTGGAGCTGACACCGCCAGAGCATACCAAAAGCAAGGCAGCGAGCTACTCGCTCGATTTCGCAAGGAACTTAAGCGCCTGGGGCGCACCAATAAGGTCAGAGTAAGGCAACTCTATACTCCTGCCACAACGCCGGTCTCCAAATCAATCGTTACCGGCCCGTAGGGGCGAGGCAATGCCTCGCCCTGGAAAGAGGGTCCATGATCGAACGAGTATACCGAGCCCTGTGGTCGAGAATAGGAGGCCGTCCCTGGACGTACATCATCCGAGACAGCCAACGCAAGCATCCCCTTCTATGGCTGCTCATAGCCCAGGCGATCGGCATTACTCTAGGCCACATCTTCTGGTAAGGGGGTAGGGGCCCCGACATGTCGGGGCCCAAAAGCTCTAGATGAGAACACTATCATCCACCCTAACTGCAGCGCAGAAGTCCAGCTCAGCCCGTCCTCACCCTAAGGTCGAGGTCTTTGAGAAGATAGGCGGGATCACCCGCCTATCATGGACTCGGCTCTATGAAGGCAGCGAGAATGATTCATTCCACGCTTGCTGCATGCCCAGCGACGGCTCGCTGATAAGGCTTCGTGTTGAGCCCAGTACAAATGAACTCTATCGCCAGAGGGTGACAAGCCCTGACGAGAACTCTAATTACTCCTCGTGGACGGATTGGAGCGTCACAGCCTATGCAGTTGCGATATGTGCCTATGGCACGTCCGTCTTCGCCTTCAGAATTGGCACTGATGGGCACCTGTACCGCAGCGAGAGCAGTGACAGCGGGGCCTCGTTCGGGAACTGGACTGATATGGGGGACATATCTGGAGATAACACCTTTAGGCTCGCTGCCTGTTTCAAGGACTCGGATGAGGCGATAGTTCTCTACGCAGATGGAACAGATATATATCGAAGGCGATATGATGGCACTGCTTCCCCGACATGGGTAAGTCCTACTGGACATATTGATGATGACACTGCGTGGATTAACGAGACCAACGCTTATGATGAGGATGTGGGGACTGTCGCTTATACTACGACTAGCTCGTATCTTAGGCTTACTCACCCTGAGATTCCGTGCAACAAAGTTCGTGTTATGGCGTCTGTTCAGGATGCAGGCTATAAGGGGTACGACCCCAACGTAACTGTTGGTGTTTATTATGGTGGTGCTTGGCACCAGATACACACGGGTGTAATTGCTATGAATCAGTGGTATGAAATAAGTGTCGGAGGAAAGGAAAGTATTACAGAAGCGAGGGTTAAAATAACAAACCAAGTTTATCGAAATCTTGTAGAGTTTGACTTTGAACAGGATAATACTTGGGAGTCAGCCGCCGCCTGGACAAACTCGATGAACTCTATCAACGGCCTCGCAGTCACCTACATGGGCGACTGGAACATCGTAGTCACAGGCAGACAAGCCACTACCCTAAAGCCCATCGTCTGTACCTGCGTCCTGGGGGATGGCTACTCTGCGGCCGTGGGCAACTGGTCTTCGCTCGCTGAGCTCACCATCGCAGCCTCAGATTCCGACATCGCCTTCAAATTCCCCTGCCTCGATATGCCCGACGTCTTCAGAGCCTTCTTCGTCGAGGCCTACTCCGGCAGCGAGCCCTACAACCGCCCCTACTGGACACACAGCCTAGCAACCACCGACTTCATCGACAACCTGTGGCGCGAGCCCGTCCCCTTCAACCTATCTGGCGACTACGGCTTGGCCATGTGCCATAAGAGCCCTCACATTTGGCTAACACGTCCTGATGGGGTGTGGCGAGCTTCGATATCAGCGGGGAGCGTTGAGATTACCGATAGCGTCCTTCAAATAAAAGCCGAGACCAACGAAACGTCAGGACGCATTACCATCGTCCTCAGAAACGATGATGGGCGTTTTGCCCCGATACATCGGGGCCAGTCAGGTGATACCTACGAAGCGATAAAGCTTGGCTCAGAGATTAGATTTTCACCAGGGTATCACACGACGGCGGAATCATCGCCTGAACACTCAACAGGGCTTGCTCACTGGATAACAGGATGGGAATACACATCATACGGTGGTCATGCCGAGTTCATTCTTCATGCTGTGGATGGTTGGGGATTACTTGAAGAGTGGAAGGCTAGGCAGCAATTCTCATGGGCATCTGGGGATAAAAACATATTCCTGCTGCTGCGCTTTATCTTTGCCCGGGCGGGACTCGAGTTCTCATCCTTCAGCAGCAGTTCAGCGATTACAGCCCAGTATCCAACGTTTGCAATCTATCCCAGGGAAAGCGGCAAGACGGCAGTGCTCAGGCTTTTGGCAATGGTTGAGGATGTCTTATTCTTCAGGGGGCATTACGGGTATCTTAAACATCCGCAAACCTCAGACAGCATAGACTACACGTATGGCACAGACCATGTAATCCATGAAGGGGTCTACAAGCAGTATGCCAAGCAGGTTAATAGGGCGCAGGTCTTTGGAGATAGCGTGTTCACCGAGGACTGGGACTGGGCTGAGGTTGAGTTGGTCTTGGACAAACTCGGCCAATCACATGACATAAACCTGGACGACACGACCAAGGCACACGCTAGGGGCGATGCCACGCTGAGGGAGGCGGCTATCAGAGCCATTTCAGGGTATATCATAGTCCCGCTAAACTGCGGGCAAGAGCTATATGACGTGGTTGAAATCACAGATTCACGTGCGGGGCTAAGCTCGGCAAAGCGAAGGATTTTAGGTCTTAACCACCATTATGTGCCAGCTAAAGGCACCTACTCCTTAACTGCCATTCTAGGGACGGTGTGACCCTTCTCCTAGGAAGGGTATAGGAAGGAAGGGTGTGATGATTCGAAAGGGCATACTGAAGTCATTTAACTCAGGTACATATAAGGCAAGTGTTCAGATAATTGGCAGTCTGAGCGTGTGGCTTGATAATGTGACCGTGTCAGCGGCGCTCAATGCTGCTGATATGGTTGCTGGTCGCTCAGTAGTGCTCTTATCGCTTGATCCCAGCAATCCGGATGACTGTATTTTGGTAGGGCTATGGGGTGTGCCTCAAGAGCCACCAGCTCCAGGGCCCCATGAAAATACCCACACTGACGGTGCTGCTGATGAGATAGATTCTGCTCTTGATCCAAGGGCCTATCCTATGCTAGCTGGTGCGCTTGCTAACAGGCCAAGCGCCAGTGTTGATGGCAGGTTCTACTGGACTACGGATGAGCATATTCTTTATCGGGACAACGGTAGTTCATGGGTAAAGGTGGCTGTAGCTGACCACGCCGACCTGGATGGTATCGGTGCAAGCGACCACCATGCCAAATACACTGATGCCGAGGCCAGGGCTGCCGCGGTATCCGATATAGCCTATGGTGCTGGTTGGAATGGTGTCACTGATGTTGCGCCTTCCAAAAACGCGGTCTATGACAAGATAGAAACTCTTGGCAATGCTGGCAATGCTGCCAATGCCACAATATTAGCTTATATGGGGTTATGACATGATAACACTTGAAGCCGCTGACCTAATTGAAGGTGATGCCTCTGCTGCCAGTGCAGTTGACTACACCATCAATGGTGTAGAGGAGGCATCCTCGGTTGTCTCCGTCAAGGCGCTAGCTGATGGGCAACTGCCGTCATCGAAGGGAACGCTCTATACCTGCCCTGCATCCACCACGGCAATCATCAAGAGCATCATCCTCGTGAACACGGACTCGTCTGCTCGCACGGTCAACTTATATACTCAGAGGGATGGTAGCAACTCAAGAAGGATTATTCCTGAGAACCTTTCCCTTGAGGCTAATGGCGGCGCAGCTATTCTCGCAGACCAGCTTTACGTATTCAGCGCATCTGGGGAACTGCTTTATAAGGTTACACAGGGTATACATACCCTTGGTGGTTCGGCCCACTCCACTGACACACTCGCTAATTTGAATAGCAAGATAAGCGATGCAACCCTAGATGACTCCTCTGCTTCTCGGACGCCTACTGCACACAAGTCAAGTCATGCCACAGGTGGAGCAGATGAGCTTTACCTTCAGGACCTGGAGCATACTGCTGCTGATGCTACCCTACACGATTCACTGACCTCCACACCCCATGTATCCGCTGCGGAGAAGACAACTTGGAACGGTAAGATAGCGAATGTGGTGGAGGACACGACGCCTCAGCTTGGCGGCGACCTCGATGCTCAGACCAAGAGAATCTACGATGTCAAGGCGCTGGACTTTAAGGCACCAACAGAGTTAACAATCGCCGCGGGAGCAATCACTGTTACCCAGACCTTTCATACCGTGGATACCGAAGCGGATGCTGCAACAGACGACCTCGATACAATCAACGGCGGCTCCGATGGGAGGCTGATAGTCCTCAAGGCAGTTAACGATGCCCGAACAGTGGTGGTCAAGCACAACACGGGGAATATCTGGCTCCAGGGCAAGGCGGACATCTCCCTCGATGACATCAGCGACGGGTTGATGCTGGTCTACAGCGCAACCGACTCCAAGTGGTTTGACATTGCTGCTGGTGGCGGTGGTAGCGGAGCATCTGCATGGACAGGATTGACTGATACCCCTGGGAGCATAACAGCAGACAAAGTGGTTAGGGGAAACTCTGGTGGCACAGCTTTGGAGTTCGCTGAGACTGGCAAGCATACAGCGATGTGTTGGGCGTTTCGGAATGCCAACCAGAATGATTTACCCAACAATACCTGGACCAAGATTCAGGTAAATGCTGAGCAGTATGACCCAGGCAATAATTTTGATACAGCCACCTACAAGTTTGTAGCACCAGTAGCAGGATACTACCTTCTTGTCGGCAATGTCGGCTTCATCAATCTCGTTGCCGATAAGAGGTATATGGTAGGTCTATACGTAAATACGACTAGAGTGTGTTGGGTAGCCTACCATGCCTCCTACACTGGGGCTTGCTATGGCAACGCTTCTACTGTTGTTCATCTTGCCGCGGGTGATGAAGTTTTCCTCTACGGAAATCCCGATGCTGGAGTGAGCACAGTTGACGTTTTTGGCCATGCTTCCTATCCAGAAATTACCTTTCTTGCGGTGTGTCTGTTAGTAGCTGACTAGGAGGGAATAATGTTAGAGCCAGAACCGAGAAACAGCTTGTACCAAATCTTCGTAGTCAACAAACAGACTGGGCAGGTTATCTTAGACAGTAAGCAGCCTGCACTCAATGAGGCAGAGGCCATACTATTAGCAAAGGTCGGCTCTGTCATTGATGCCTTTGGTCTGACCAGGGACGATGTGGATTTCTACATACGCTCTGTTGCAGTTCTCTACGAGGGCAAGACCTTCAAGGCGGAGCTGGAGCAGAAGCCCCTAATGACAGCAGAGGAGTTAGATGCGGGACTCCCTTGCCGAGATAGACTCCTTCCACGGAAGGATAGACGACCTGAAGGCAAGGGTGGAAGCAATTGAGGCAAAAATAACGTCAGCGTGATGGCGAAATCATCAGACAGCGCATCGAGAACATGGGCTACCTCGAATTCGACACCGACTCCCTGTAACCTATGCCTCTTAGAGCCGATTCGGGGCTGTCGGAGGCCTTGACAGCCAGCGAGCGGTGGTCTTAACATAGCCGCACTGGTTCCTCGGGAAATACAGGATGAATGCCAAACGATGAAAGGAGGTACCCCACCATTACAGCTCTATCTGTGTTATTGATAATTACCGCGGTTGCTACAATCTGCTATTGGGCTGATTTCTACATCAGAGGGGGGGTCCACGTCACAAAGGAGGATTGGTACTTAAAATTCGAGAGAGCCTTTCCGCCTGCCGATCTGTGGATGTCGGCTTGCGCTCTCATAGGTGCTGCCGGACTCTTGACAGGACAAGCCTATGGGTTGGTGTTTGCATTGCTCGCGGCAGGCTCACTGTTGTTCCTGGCCCTCATGGACATCACCTTCAACATACAGAACAACCTCTATC